GATGAGGCAGAGAAGGATGAAAATGTGTCCTGGGACTTCTGGACGCTGCGCAAGGACGTTCAGGATGAAGGCTCTTCATTTGCGGAGCGGGATGACGCCGTGAAAAATATGCGGGAACTTGCAGAGAGCGGCGACGTCCATGCGCAATACTTCATGGGAAAGCTGTATCTGGATGGCAGCCTTGTGATACCGGACAGCGAAGCAGCCATGAACTGGTTCCACAAGGCATCCACCAGCGGTTACGCTCCCGCCCAGTATGCCCTTGGAAAACTGCTGCTCTCTGATGATGCCATCGTCCATGATCCTGAGCTTGGAATCCAGTGGCTGGAACACGCCGCCTACAACGGAAACCACTATGCATCCTACCGTCTGGGCAAGGAATATCTGAAGGGTGAATCGGTAAGAAGGAATACCCGCAAGGCCATGGATCACATCTACACCTCCGCCCAGGCCGGAAATCCCCATGCGCAGTATCTGCTGGGAAAGCTGCTGCTCCAAGGTAAGGTGATTGAGCAGGACAAGGAGGAGGGCATCCAATGGCTGACCCTGGCGGCAGAGCAGGGGCACAGCTACGCGCAATGCCTTCTGGAAAGACAGAGTGCTTCGACAGCGCCGGAGGTGTTCCTTGCGGTGACGAGGCTGCTCCATCACATGGCGAATATCTTCCAGGACAACTCCCTGCCGCAGAGCAGCACAGGCCTCACGCATGTTGACCGCAAGCTCCGTGCGCAAATCCAAGAGAAACGCCTCGCCCATGGCCACAATCCGAATGACCATGAGGAACAGCAGTACGGTGGTTGGAATATGACCATGAAGTAGAGGTTACGCCTACATTTTATCACAGACCACATTGTTGCTTTCGTAGAATATTCTCTGGCATCCAATCTTTTGTTGGCTTTCTGTTTGCTCTTCCGCTATTGTGTGTTTGCAAAAATCAAAATGGAGGAGTGTGACAACTGATGGTCAGCGATGCCAACATTGCGGTGCATGAAATGCGATGCAAATCAAAGAATAAAACCCCTGGGAGGTGAAAGCAAATGGCAAAACGCAGAGCAAATGGAGAAGGCAGTATCCGCAAACGGTCTGACGGAAGATGGGAGGGGCGGTATACAGCAGGCTATGATCCTGAGACTGGAAAACGTATCGTAAAAAGCGTTCTTGGCAAAACGCAGGCAGAGGTAAAGGAAAAACTTCGGAAAGCTCTGGAGGAAACCCGTGAATTGGACATTGTCCGTTCAGATGACTACACCGTTGGAGAGTGGGTGCAGACATGGTTTGAACTATACTCCAAACCCAATGTCCGCCCTTCCACGGCAGCGTATTACCGGCGATTCATCGACTGCCACGTCATTCCATACATCGGACACATCAAACTGAACAAGTTGACTGCCAGGGACATTCAAAAACTCTATAACGACCTGAAAGACCATGGTCGGGTACGAGAGGTTCTGAAAGCGAAGAAACCTGGTCTGAGCAGTTCCTATGTGCGTGGACTTCACATGATGCTCCACAACTGTTTTGAACGTGCCAGAAAAGAACGGCTCATCATGCGCAATCCCACCGAAGACTGCATCATACCCAAAATAGAGAAAAAGGAAATGAAAATTCTTCGGCAGGAAGATATCGGTGCGTACCTCAAGGCAGCCGATGCCCGTGGAATGCTTCCCATGTTCTTTCTGGAACTGACCAGCGGTCTACGAAAGGGAGAACTGGTGGCTCTGCTCTGGAGTGACCTGGACATTGAGCATAAAACGCTGTCAGTGTCCAAACAGGCAGTTCGTGCCGAGGGAGGTGCTATCAAGGTGTCACGGCCCAAGACGGCGACATCTGTCCGAAAAATCTCCATCCCCCAGGAAGCGGTGGACTTGCTGGTACAGGAGCATACGAAGCATCCGGACAATCCCTATATGTTCCCTTCCCCCAAGACCGGAGAGATGTGGTTCCCCGACTCCGTGGTCAACCTTCATAGGAAGATCCTGAAAGACGCAGGATTGGAACAACTTCGTTTCCACGATCTCAGACACACCTTCGCGACCATGGCGCTTCAAAACGGTGTCGATGTAAAAACAGTATCCAGTATGCTGGGCCACTACGACGCAGGCTTCACCCTGAGCGTCTATGCCCATGCCACCGACAGAATGCAGGAAGAAGCCGCGGAAAAGATGGGCAGTTTCATGGTACAAGCCATGTAACCCCTACCCGCAGAAGCAGAGAAAGCACCGGAAAACTCCGGTGCTTTCTGCGTTTCGCTCCCGTGTGGGTCAAACGCGGGTCTTGCGAAATTGCTCAGCCTATTTCATTCTCTGAAAATTGATTCGTAATCAGCACATTGTGGGTCAAGTGCTGAAAATGAGGGGCAGAAAATGAGAACATTATAGAACGAAAAGCACCCGAAAACCGCCGTTTTCGGGTGCTTTTGGAGCTGGAAATCAGACTCGAACTGACGACCTGCTGATTACGAATGAACACAAATTTGTTTCGCCCATGTCCGTCAGTTCTCGCAAAGCGTTGTGTCGCAAGGCTTATACACTTTCTTTGTTTTGTGGGTCTCGGCCGATAAACCCCAGTTTTGGCCTAAATAAACCCCAAATAAACCCCACAGGAAACACCCTTACCAAGGTGAAATTTTCTGATATTTAGGACGCTCACAGTATAGATGATTCCTGTGGAAAAGTCAACACCCTCCCCTGGAGATAAACCAGGGAAGGGTGTTGCTCAAATTGCGGGGCTATTTTCGCTTCCGGTTTCAGCTGCGGCGTTAAATCCAGTCGCCTTGGCCGCCTCGAAGGTAATGCCACCCTCTTTGTGGTCGGACTTACATAGATTCAAGTAGAAGGCGCAGACCGTTCCGTGTGCGGTCCACGGAAGACCTACCATAGCAGAGATCCACGGGAGAGAGCCTGTGTAACCGACCCGGATGCAGTAGGCGGCCAGTGCAAGGCCTCCCAGCGTGACGATCCACAGGAGCGGCCGGATGTCGGCTATCATCCATTTGGAGAACTGGGACATATCCGGTTTCTTTTGACTATTGCCCGTTGCCAGGCGCTTTCCCCCAGCCATCACGCCAGACCATGCTGCTGGGCAAAACGGTAGAAGAGCTGGGCGGCCTGCTCCCGTGTGAGGAAGTCCTCCCACATCATGTTCGGCTCCCCGTCAATGGTGGTGCCGTTACCAGCGAACAGGCCCACAGAGATCGCCCACTCGCGGGCCTTCCTGCTCCAGTCTCCGCTGTCATTGTCCCGGAGGTTCCCGCGGTATTTGGCCATTGCGGTATCGAACATCTGGTTAAACTTCTCCTGATCCATATCGTCATCCTCCTCGTTGTTGAATTTCCTGGCGTCAATCAGCCAGTAATATTTGGCCTGGGAGCGGAAGGTCCGGATGTCCCCGTTTACCCGGGCCTCCTTGGTGCTGGCCGGGTCGTTGATGCGAACTTTATCGTCCTGCCACCACAGGACTACAAAATGGCCGGAGCTGGTCCAGAGGCCCTTGTTCATCAGGGCAATGGCATAATAGCCCTGTTTCAGCTTCTCCACCACCGCCTGATGGTTGGGATGGTCCGGCTTCCCATATGTATTCGTCCAGTTCAGCATTTTACAGTCGATGCCAAACTCGGCGAATTGCGGCGTGAAGTAGCCGTAATAGGTGCCCTGGTTGAGCGCCTTATAGCCGTGGGCCACAGACCAAGCGCAGGCGTCCTCCGGGGTAAAGGTCTTTCCCGTCAGGGTCTCAATGAGCATGGCGGCCGCCGTGGGGCCGCAGCCCGCGCTCCCGATGGTGGAGTTTTCCCCCTGCACCCGGTACGGCTTGGACTTCCAACGGGGATCCGTCTGGAGGTAAGATACCGGCTTTTTATTCATCAGCAGTCCCTGCAGCTTCCTGCTCAATAGCGATCAGGCCTTTGTTTGTCAGCTCATACACAGCAGCCTCAATCAGAGCGTCCAGTTTGGTTTCGTCAACGGTAATACCATGCTCCCGGAGCCAGTTCAGCACATAGGCTTTCTTTTCTGGTCCCCGGCCTGAGCCGACATAGATCTGCTCGGCGGCGGTGACCGCGATCTTGACCCATGCGTTGATTTCATTCTGCTGGGTAGCGGTGGTCTTGCTCTTGATGTAAGGCACCAAGACATAGGCGATGATCGCACCCACGATGGCGAGGACGGCCTCAACAATAGCGGTAATGTCAAAAGTCATAGCAATTATCCTCCTACTCATCCAGCAGGGCATCAATCCCCTGCTTGTCCAAAAACTCCTTCTGTCGATGCTTGATGTCGGTGGCGTACTCCAAGGCGGCATGCATATCCCCGTTGCAATGGGCATCCGGTATGCGTTGTACCGCCCGGGCCGTGGCCTCTCCGAGGGCAATGGCCGCCCGGGTGCTTTGCACCAGAATCAAGGCCAGTTCCTTCTGGCCATCGTTCTTGTCGTCCTGGGCCTTCTTGTGGTCTTCTATGCGCCCCTTCAGTCTCCAGGTGATAAGACCCATGACAGCCGACGGGATCCCCATAGCAACGATGAAAGCCGCTACAAGGGCCCCAAGGTCAATCTGTATCACCAGCACACCTCCTCACTCCGGAGGACGCTCAGCGTATGCATCAGAGCGCCGCCTCCTCGAAATACTGCCCCACCAGCTCATGGGGCAGGTACTGGAGCACGACGGTGCCGCCCTCCGCCTCGCCAGTGCGGGAGCAGAGGTAAACCTTGCCGTCCTCGGTGTCCCGATAGTACAGGCCATAGGTGTACTCCATGCCCCGGGCAGCGGTGATGGGATCCTCCGCGGTGCCAGTCTCGCCGGGATTGGACACCGCCGCC